TAATGAGTTTCTCTAATAGAGTCTCACCATACTGTTGGAGTTCTTGTTCTTCTTTTAGGTGCTGGTTGAATGTTTTCATATAAGTTATTTATACAAATAAACATATCAAGGCGAAGACTCCGAATAAAATAATTACATTTGGTCTAAACTCCCAAACTGCAACGAAATCGTCTGCGGTGTATCTGATAAACTCAATTATATTTTCTTGTACTTTATTCCAAAGATCTTTCACTTCACATTTCCTTTTTTGATTTAACTATAACTTCAACGTTTTCTGGTAATTCAACTTTAGACTTATCATGACTATGGTACAGATAAAACTTAACATCAGAATATTCTTTGAACAACTCAGGCCATATTGGTCTCCAGTTGTTTGCGATTCTGAACGAGTTGTTCTTAGATCGATCACTCTCAAGAATCAAATCTGTTGTACTTCTAAGATTCAAATCAAAGATAGAATCAAACCCATAGATGTGAACCTCAGTCGCTTTCATCTTACCACAAGCATAATCAACTGCCATGTGACCACAACTAAAGTTCGTTGCATTGCCCGCATACTCAGGGACTCTTTGCCAGAATCCCCGAATGTTCTGCGAGTATTTTAGGTAGAAGTTCGGTTGCATCTCCATCCACTTACGAGGACGAGTACCTAGAACCCAGTCGTACTGATCAAGTCTAAAATGACCTTCGGTCAATGCCGCCATCATCTTGAAGTCCACCATACACGAAGCATGTACTTCATTGGGTGGTATCGCAAATGGTGGCATGTTACAAATTAGTAACTTACCCTCAGTCCCTCTCTTATAGAAAAGACTATGATCACCATTACCTAAAACATTTACTCTCATTTATTTTTTCCGAACCAATCGTCAATCAAGTTTTTACCATAGTACATTATACCAATCCAGATCGAGAAAAAGCAAGCCGTCAAAGTAAGATAATTCATTCCAAATAGATAAAGGTTCCATTATCGTTTACCACCGAAGTACTCTACAGCGTGACCTTCATTGATCAACATTTGGTTTACGTTATATGTGCCCGTGTTCTTTGTCTACCACGATCTCACCAAGGATACGACCATACTTACCTTTCGCATCATATGTTTTGGTTACAAGAGTGATTACCGATCCAGCGGGCGCCATCTCGTTGACGTACGCTTTCGCTGCGAGTCCTCTCGCCTTTTCTTCAAGGTCTCTGGTACGAGATTCTGGAGTATTGACCCCATATAACCGAACACGTTGTTTAGTAAGGACAACATCAAAACCAAGATCAATGTTAACATCCACAGTGTCACCATCCACCCAGCGATCAACCGTTGCTTTATATTCATACATTATGCCAATTTTCCTTTATGTAATTTAAGTGTTCCAAATCATGCGGTTTGGGTCTTCCACCACAATCTACTATCTTGCATGACGATGGTAAGTATGTAGGAAATTTCCATTGACCAAATATCTTCTCACCGAGATGAAACTTTAAGTTTAATTTTATATTCTTATTCTTTTCGTCCATGTAGAATATTTTACTATCTTTTAACAAACGACCTGTCCAAACTTGATCGCCCCCATCGTAATCAAATAATCTCCAAGAGTCTTGTTGAAAAACATCCCAGACATCTTGCATGTTACCCTTCTTTAGAACCATCATAGATGAACTATACTTATTATTCTTCCAAAGTATAGCATCTGACACGACAGCGTTCTTGTATTTATCTAACGACTTAACTGCACGTTCTATGTCTTTATCAAAGTTCTTTATTAATACAGTATCAATATCTAGGTATAACGCAAAGTCTTCTTCGTAGAAAGAATCGTATACTTTCATCTTGTTCCACCAACCCTTCTTCTTGAAAGGTGGTTCTACTGGTGTGGCGATATCAGAGATCTCATCTGGACGATCAGTAATACAATATGCATTAACATCAAACTCTGTCAATTCTGTGAATCGTTTGATAATCTTACGTGCATACTCCATAGGGTAGGCATCGGTACATACTGTAATAAATGCAATCTTCATGCTTTGATCAACTCTATACCTTTCTTGTAATTATGTTTTGCGATACAACCAGCTTCTTCTTGAATGGTACTGAACGAATCGTCTACACTCACAGGCCAAGGATAGAACTCCTGTAACCAAGGGAAGGTGTCTGTGTGTAAGTATACATCGGTCGGACAACTGTGATCTGACACATTGTCTAATAGTTTCTTAGCACCAGTCGGATTTACGATATAGGCATGTGCGCCACCGAAGTACCTCTTTTGTATTAGAGGTTGAACACCCCAAGTTTGTGGTGTATTGAATCTACCATAACTGGGTTTACCAATGGTGACACACTTGTCGAACGGTATATAGGGAACACTGTTAGTGAATACCGCATCATGTTCTAGAATCATCACGTCACATTTGTTTAATATGGAATATTTCCATAGAGACATATGTGATAGGAAACACGCCAATGCATTCTCTGGTCTAGACCACTTTGACGAGAACTGATCAATGTTTAGTTCAGCACTCTCTACCATATCCATAAACCCTTCGGATCTCGGAGTGACAGCGTGATACTTCTCTACGACATGACCAACCTTTTTACCAGACTCAATACACCTCTCCGCAACTTTAACGGATTGTGGATTGTCCATGATTGTGATTACAAAAGATTTCATCATCCTTGGGTACTCGACTCAACACCTTGCACTTTGGTATAGTAAGGATATACAACACGAAGAGACAAAAAGTTTGCACTACACAAGAACGCATCATTAGGCCACATACCGACTTCCTTGATCTTGTTTAAGAACTCTTTTGCCATATGGGGTTCTACCCAATACGCAGAACCTCCTGCCAAACCCTGTGCATAATTTGGGCCTGTAGGATCATTAACATAAGGAGCAAACTTTACAGAATTACTCTTGGAAACTTCTTCGTGGAATACTTGCGCTCTCCGTGTTGCGCCACGAGGATCGCACAAACCGACACAACTTAAACCCTTACGCATACCAGTAAACTTACGTGTGAGTAACGCATCACTCTCAAAGATAACTGCGGCCTGATCGTTCATAATAATCTGTTCCCACGCTCTCATGTGGGACACCGCACAAGCAATAACCTTCAACTGGTTCTTTGCACCATATACATGTTTATAGATTCCTGTCTGAAGATCCAATCCTTCTTCATCATGAGTCACAGGCCAGTTCCATCTCCAGTCTCTATGATCAAAACAGACCATGTCCTTTAGATCTTGTTCCATCGTCTCTGGTGTAGATGCACGGAGTATCTCTGGTTTCAATTCACTTTCAGTGTCCTTGATACTCTTTTTCAGTCGTTTAACTGCATCTTGTTGTTGACCTTCAACATTAATAATATAGGAGTCTGTCATTTTATGCAATCAACTTTACGTGTTCCACATCAACAACCGCACACTTTAGACCGTCTAACTCAACCGCCATTGCCTTTGACCAGTCTAGATAGATCTTGTCCTTTGGCGCCAGTGCAGCTGCAATGACTTCCTCACCATCACCTGTTGCGATAACTATTGCTGGTTTGGTTCCTGTCGCAATATCACCAGACAAGATAATACCACCAGAGGTAGTCTCGTCTGCTTTGTGTTCACTCACTAATACATTATTACCTAATACTCTCATAATATCCTAAACCTTGTTTGTGTATCGAACATAGTAAACCATACTATGATCATATGCGCCGTCAAACGGCATACCTTTAGCGAACGCTTTACCACGTCCTCTCCAACCATCCTTGAATCTTTGCCAGTATGTCATCTTACGAATGTTACCGTAGTAGTTGATATACACAAGTTCTCCATGATGTTTGTAACCCATCAGTACCAACGGAACACTAGTCACGATGTCATTGTTATTTACACATCTCGTATGTGGTACTTTTAGGTTCTTAACAAAAGAACACGTACCCACACGTGGACTACCGAATGTATACAGATGTTTTGTCTGTGGTAATCGTGAAGCGCAGATTGTTGCCATTGCAGCACCTAACGAATGTCCACAGATATACAGATCTAACTTACTGTACTTGTTGACGTATTGTAACACATCTTCCCATACTTTGTCAAGTTCTGTTTTAAATCCAGAGTGTACCCATCCGTCAGTCTCACTCCGTGATGGCCATGCCTTCAGGTCAGCAAGGATATCAGATATCTCTGATGGTTCAGTACCACGGAAACAAACTGCCATACTCTCCTTGTTACGTACCAGATGAACTTGTGCGCCATCTATATCAACAAGTTTGTGTGATGTGAATCCGAGTTTCTTAAACCCCTTCTTTGCTTCTTTACTATCAAGATACGCAAGTTGCGCCATCTCTGCTGATTTACCGATGTTCATTACTTTTCCTCTTTTAATGACTTTTATATAGGTTATAGCGTCGAGCAATAGTTGCTCCACCTTCATATGGTACGTGTGTTAAATTATTAGGGCGACATAGGACTTGCCAGTATCCCCACTCTGCTGGTAATAACTTTTTTGATCTATGTAGTTCGTGAACCAACTGTGGATCAAAATGATCTTTGTGGTGGAATATCATCTGGTCTGGTAAAAAATCTGTAGCTCTTCTTGGCACTTGACGTTTAAGATTGCCTTGAAGCCCAGATTTGCCAGTCATAAAACCTATAGGTTTTTTTTCGCATTTTCTCAATAAACTACTAAAATCAATCTTAGTATCTATTTGGGTATCCCATCGTAAACGGATAAAAGTGTCGTAACCATCACTGACCTTCTCATAAAGATCCGCATACCCTATTATTTGTTTTGATGAGTTCTGATAATTTTTATGCCCCCTAAGAGTTTCTCGTCTGTTCTTTAAATCTAGATTGCAGTTTATTGTATCAGGAGTTTTTGTATCTAAAAGAGTATCGTAATGAATTATAGGTTCGGGACACGATTCTACTTTTATTGATTTTGGTATATCTGAAAGATACTCTTCCCAAGTATGAAAATACACATCCGTATCAGGAAAAACTTCTTCTATATTATCGATAAGTTCTCCTAACGTTTGAACCGAAGGTTGGTATAGACCATTTACTAATATTGCTGTCTTCATCACATATACTTCTCAATGTGTGCGCCACCGTAATAACACACATGATTATCTTTATACGGTTCACTTAGTATCTGATACCATCCCCACTCTGCATTTTTCAACTGTTTGTTGTTATGTAAATTCCAAACCCTTTTAGAATCCCATAGTTTTCTAGGGTGGATTATCAATGGATCCATTAGATAGTACGCCCAGTCTTGAGTTGTCATAACTGGATCATCACTATTTTCCGCACGATCAACTGGAGGATAATACCTAGGCAACTCTACCATCTTGTTAACGCCATGTTTCCAACGAGTGTCTCTACAACCAAACCCCATCGCAACATTCTCTTTATACGATCTTCCAATTAAACCTAACCAGTCAATCGATTCATCTAATGATGTATAAGTGTCAAAACGCATACGAACACACATATCATATTCGTCACTAATTTCATTCAAAAGTTTGTCATAACCCAAAATCTGCATTGTTCTATATTGAGACTGTTTCTTTGAAGTGGAATTTGATCCGTTCTCCATGTTTTTTTTATAATTTATATTTTTAAAAGTAGGGTATGGTTCAGTATCTAAAGTTGGATGATAATCTATAGATGGTTGATCATGTACAAAGTCCACAATATCATCATTGCCTTCGCCTGACCAAGTAGAGGTGAACACATCAGCATCAGGAAAAGCGTCACGTACTCTTAGTATGTTTTGCTCCCACTTTCCTCTGACTTGACCAGATACCAGTATGGCAATTTTCACCATTATCTCCTAAAATGTATAAATGTTTTCATGCTGTCAGCATCTATATTTGTTTTAGAAACAACCTTATCCATAGGCAGTAGTTCAGACGGAACGCATTTATATCCGAAACAACCTTCGTCCCAGTATTTGGCACCTTCAGGCAATTTCTCTCTAGTACCAAATCTTTTTGTTGGATCGTCAACCATATAGGCTTCTCTTTTAGGAATACGAGTTTCGTAACCTTGGTCTGTCGTAGAATGCATATAGAAAACATTTTCGAAATGATCAAACACATTTTCAAAGAACCATTTAATATCTTCGTCAAACCAATGAATCAGAACGTCCTTGATGACTAGTGCATCAACATCTTCATTTGGAATAGTTTTTAACTTGGCATATTCAAATCTAAGTTTGGGATACTTCTTGCGAAGTTTGTCAACAGCACCAACGTGGGCATCATATCCTACGTACTCAATTCCAGTCTCAGACCAGTCGATATTACCATTATATGTTTGATGATTACCGCAACCATAATCAACAAATGATTTCACATCATTATCCGTCATTGTTTTTAGTAAGTGTTTGCAGTAATCTTCATTAAACTTGGGATAAGAACCCCTTCCACATGCTTGTTCAAATTTTAATTTATCGTACCATGCCCCGATTCCAGACTCGTATCCAATTTTCATAATTTTATCCTTTAAAGTTTTCTAGAAAGTATGTTAGATCTTCGGGTGTACCGAGACCCCACATCTTAGATGCATTGTGAGTGTAGATTCTTTTCTCACCCTCTATCGCTTGGTTGAATACTGGGCAAACATAGAACTCATTATTTACTCGGACATCTCTTTCGATCATCTGTTCTGCGTAGTGAACAAAATCCTTACCGTTCTTCCAGTAGTAATAACCAACAGTTGCAAGGTTACTGATAGGATTCTTCTCTGCCACTTCAGTAACACAACCAGACTCATCTATCTTAGCAAAAGACCATTTTGGGTGTGTCGCCTCAAAGGTGACGATACCACCGTCAGCATCTTTCTCATTCATCGCATACATGAACTCCATGACATCCCACTCAACATACTGATCAGAGTTTGCGAAGAACAACGGATTATCATTGTCGATATACTCTTTCGCAAGAAGTGCGGTACATGCAGCTCCTTCAGTTATACTATCGACCTCAACAATCTTACAGTCAGGCGCAATTAGATTCAACATGGTGTCGAGGTTATATTGTTCACGATGTTCTTTCTGTACAACAAAAATATAGTTCGCATCGAAACCAAGATTCTCCACAACAGTTTGAATCATTGGTTTACCATTGACATCGATCAACGGTTTGGGGAAGGTGTAACCCGCTTCTGCGAATCTACTTCCAGCGCCTGCCATAGGAATAAGAACATTGAGTTTCTCGTTCTTCCACTTTTTCATAATAGGTTTACCTTCGATTTTTGGAATGATATTATCTATAGTTGTTTTATATGGGTTATCTACACGAATGTAGTTTGCCCGTGATCTCTGTGCGGACAACAATCCAGGCGGACTGTCTTCTACAATTATGGTCTCTTCAGGTAACACTCCCATCATTGACATCGCTTTCCAATAGATCTCAGGATGAGGTTTGCTGTTCTTCACGTCCTCGTTAGAAAGGATCACCGAACAGTGTTTTATGAGTTTAGCTTGTGCGAGTGACGTAACAACTGTTCGTCTAATAGAGTTAGAACACACACCAATCTTATAACCTTGATCTTCTAGTTCTTGGAACAGATCACAAATATGTTCTATGGGTTCTTGGTTTGATAATAAGTCTCTGGTTATCTCTTGTTTCTTCTCACTAATCTCGGAATGAAGTGTTGGGTCTAGTCCTTTTCTTTTGGTCAACATCTCTAACTTCTGTAGAGTCTTTAGACCATCATAGGTCGCTAGATGTTCTTCTTCCGTGATTGCGTACTCAGGGCCTAATGCCTCATTCAACGCAACGAAGTGTATATTCTTCGCATCAATTAAAACACCGTCTAAATCAAAAAGGACTAACTTTATCACTATAGATCCCAACTAATTGTAGGACGTGAATCGCCCTTACCGTTCCAATGTATTCCACACCCACATTCTTCAATGATGGGGATGATCGCCTTTAAATTCTTTACGCCTTCTTTGTCGCCGTTAAAACAGAAAGTCGATTCGTCTTGCATCTCTGGTGGGATAACAAACAAACGAACCATCTCTAAGTAATCCTTCAGGTTGATTCTCTAGAATTGATTCCACACCATACTTCTTGGCGACTTCTAACATAGCGCCCTCTTGACCGTCCTCTTCTGCCCACTGCGCTTCTTCTAACTCTTCGAAGAAATCATCTTCTCCTTCTTCAAGTAACCCAGACTGCATAAACTCTTCGTCTATATCGTACTGACAATCCTGTGAATGATTGAACAGTACCTTGGCGAGATCAACGTCTTTGTATTCAATCGGATTACCGTCTTTATCTTCACGGATTAAGTATCCGTCTTTGTCGTACTGCGGATCAAAGTAATCAGGGACATCCATCCACGCACATGTTTGGCAACAGTAGTGATTCCACCCTACGTACCAACCTTCTTCTTTGAGTCTTTCTTGTAATTTTCTAAAACCGTTCATAATATATTCCTCTCATACTGATGTGCATTATAACACATTAACTGTCATTTGTCAATCTGTTTCATCAGAGACTCGACATCCTCACCTTTTTTGGGAAGTAAGTCTTTCAGGAAAAAGTGTACAAAGTGACACTCCTTGATGTTATTGACTGCACTAAACAATCCATTCCATTTGCCACTCAAATGTTTAGTAGGTATTTTATATTTCTTCAGAAAGAAGTTCAATAGTGTTTGATCGGTACTCCACTTCCACGCACCTATGCCGTCAACGAAGTCTTTGAACTCCGACCGTTGGATAAACTGTTTGCCTGTCTGACCTTTTAGGAATGGTTTAAACTTCTCGGTATTGATAACAATCATGCCCATGTTGAAGAACTCGAATCCTAATTGGTTTGGTTTGAAGTCTAGTTTCTGAGAATGCAGATTGTTGTATTGCATTGCACTATAGTTTCTAATCTTCTGAGTATAGGCGGGAGTGATATCCATCTCACGTTCAGCGACAGCTCCAAACGCACAGTTGCACGTAAAGTCTTCCAGAATATTTGGCGCATCCTCACGAATGTAGATGTCCGCATCAACAATCAACAGACGATCATAACCGTCCATCATGTCGAACGCATTCTCTTTCTCGTAGATAGGTAGGAACCCACCGTGTTTCTGCCAACTCTCGGTAGAACGATTACTGGTAAACGGATCAGGACGAATCATCATCTTGGGAGTGGTCTGGACATGGTGATCGAATCCATGTTTCTCACAATACTGTTTGACACTCTCTATACAATGTTTATATAGTTTAGATGGTTTACCCACAGCTACTTGATATACTAAAGTTTTCATAATTTACCCAATTTTCTATATGTTTCATACCTGTGATCTATATCAGGTATATCACTAACCAACCCATCAATATTAATTCGAGATCTCTTTTGACACAACATGTTATACCATGTTTGTCTACGAGACATTGATTCGTCACTATTATATAGTTCAGAGATATCTAAACCATTTAAGTCGCTTTCTTTAAATACAATCATGTAATCGTTTAGTTCATCATCTTTAGCATCGTTATCGACACAGGAATGTCCTTCTTCAAAACGTTTCTTGAAGTCCACTCTCAAATCTCTAAATTTAACATAGTCTATATTATGATTACCATCATGATTAGGATTTGCCCTTACACCAACAACTTTGTTTTTAGCAAGGTCTATCAGGTTTAATATATTTTTATAATTTTCGAATGATCGATGAAATACTGTTTCCCATTTAATTCGTATGTAAAAGTCGTACTCCTTTGGCACATCTTTCCACTGAATTTCAAACATCTCATATTGTTTTGTTGATGGGTTAATAGGTTTATCGGGATCAATCTCTATTTTATTCAAATTAATGTATTGTTCTAAACGTTCATATACGAAATCGTCTTCTGGGTTATGCCACGTATTCCAATAAAGATCGCACCCCTTAAAGTAACTCAAAAAGTCAAAGATATGTTCTACGCCAGATCTGGAGTGTAGATAGTTGGGTATATCGCCCCCTATTAATACAGCAACCTTTTGTTTAATTTTTTCGTGATTCCTATGGTCTATTGTACTTTTGCTCTTATCAACTTTGACTAACCAATTGCCACTGACTTCTCGGAAGTTCCGAAAATATTTTTTAAAACGATATAACTCATGATCCGAGTCATACTTTTTAAGTTGATTGTGTTTGGGACGATCGTAGAACCCAACTTTACGATGTATACTAGGTTTCTTGAATATTGCCCATTGTATAACAGAGGTTAACCACCCATCAACGTTTACTAGGCACTTTACTACGTAACTAGCGTGATTGTCCATAAACCCACGTGGTCTTTTTCCTATCCCCAGATTATATTGATTAAAAAATTTAAAAACTTCTTCTAGAATTTTTGGTGTGTAGTAAGAACATCTCAGTATCGTATTGTTGAAAGTTCTAAAATCCTTGTTTTTTATAAAATGTAGAATTTGGTCTGAATCAATTTCTGGGTTTAGTTCGCCATCATGTTCAACTACTATACAAGGGACATCCCTCTCTAAAATGACTTTCCAAACTTCAAAATGAGAATAGTAAACAGACTTCTCAGAATCACTAATTTTTCTCTGTAACCACTCACCACCACGTCTAAGTGGTCTCCAAGGCGACAGTGGTGGGTCGTATGGTCTGGTCATCAAAATTTCGTCACCGAAATTAAGGTAGTTAAACTGATCTAAAGTCTCAGGTGTTACCGCATCAAAGTACTCAACATCGAACCCCAGTCTTTCCCAACTAATTCTAGCTTTAGAGGCAAGATATTCCGATATGTCATCGTCTTTATTTCTTATGATAATTACTGGTGGTTTATCGGTAGTCATCTAGATCGAACTCAGTTCCGTGCATTTTCATTAAGTCACGTTCATGGTTAGTATACACTAAAACTTCAGGATCGTCAAGCAAAAAATCACATGATTTACAATAATCAGGATAATCTCCTGTGGTATGTTGATCACGCAACTCGGTGTACTCAGGCCCATCCCATATCTCTTTGATAGTATTCTCGGACGTATGTCCCAGTACTGCCTCTTCGTCTTGTCCTAGTACTTGACAACAAGGTGCAACCGCACCAGTCTTACCATCAAGTCCGCCTGCCCGAATCACAACGTCAGGTGAGAATGGACGACCACATGTCTTGGTCTCACCTTTACGTGTATTCTGTTTTGGGTCATAGACACCAGACCAGTTGTGCATCTTCCAGATCTCGGTCTTCACCCCCAGATCATTTACCAACTTAACATACGACTCAAGTTCATTATCTACATTGTCGTTGTCGGTAATCAGGTGATAGGTTGCCACAACACAATCAGAACCAGTCTCTTCTACGTACTCTTGCATCTCACGTATGTTCTTGGTGATTAGATCAAAGTTACCGCCTACGGTATTGTGCATCCATTCGTTGTACTTCTCCTTATTGTATCCAATAAAAGAGAAACGATAGAAGTCCAGTCCAGCATCGACACACTTCTTCATGAAGTCGCCTTCCATACGGAAACCATTAGAGAACATGAAACACTTGGCGCCATACTTCTTAACGATCTTGATGTACTCAGGTAGATTACGATTCAGTGTAGGTTCACCACTCCCCTCTAGATTGACAACACGTAATCCATGTTGAGCGCAATCACGAACATTGTCTTCAAACTCCAACAAGTTCATCTTACGTAGGAAACGTTTGTCTCTACCACCAGTACGCACGTCCTGTGGACACATCGTACAAGAGTAGTTACACCCTCCATTAATTTCGATTACCGCTCTATCGATTTTCATTTTCCCACCAGTGTTTCTCTCTTTCTACAGACCATCGTCTAGCATAATGTTGTAAGGATTCCCATCTTACATAGTTCTTACACGACTCCTTATAAGTCAATGCTCTTTTCTTAGCTTCTCCCAAAAGTTTACCTAACTTTTTGTCAGTGTAATCCCACACACTAGGTTTACCATCCTTCGGATCTTTTTCATGACTCATAAGAAATGCTTCGGGAGTATGATACCTACTAATACTTTCATCCGACACAACTGCCTGCGGTACGTTAAGATTTTTGGTTATATAATGCCACATCCCATCATAACATAAAACCATTTTACATGTTGCGATATGAAATAAAACTTCTCTAATAGGAGTTCTATATGTCAACTCAACTATATTTAACCCTCTCCGGCGCAGGACTGCTATTATAACACGCCAATCCTCATTTGTCAAGAGTCTTTTCCATGTTCTGGGTGGTTCAGCATTAAACAAAGGTCTCCAGATAACAATCGTATTTCCACAGTATTTTTTGGAAACAATTTTAGATTTTATGAACATATCTTGATTAATCAATTTAGGATTAAACAACCAAGAGTTTTGAGCGATAGGGCCCGATTTGTCATCAAAATAATTGTCTTCAAACAAGTACCTGTTTTTAGCTTTGAGATTACGATCCTTGAAAGTATAGTAGTATCTACTGCCTTCCTTTTGGTTATACTTGTGGGTTATTCGAACTCTCTCTTTATGAAGATAAAAGTTATGAATGTATTCCATTCTTTCGACAAGAGTCTCCTCTTCTTCAAAATGATGGTAATAATCTTCTTCATGTTCCCAGTGCATTTCAAGATTAATTTTGCAGTCTCTATTCCAAGCGTGTAGATGGCACACATTAAGTGCCATCATACAATCGCCCATTCCGAACGTACCACGCCATTCAACCTTTATTTCTTTCATCTATTACTTTTTCTTACCGAAGTTCTGTGTACCAAAGAATGCAGCAACGATACCTGCCACAGCAACAAAGTATGTTGGTGCCATATCGCCTAATGTTTCTTGTGCTTGATCTAGACCGATCAGAGATGCGATAACAACGGCAAACGGATAAAGTAACAGACCACCGAGAGCGAACCACGTCATGTTGCGTTGTGCATCACGCATAGCGTCTGCATCTTCGAGTTCTTTGCGTTTAAACTCTAGATACAGTCGTTCTTCTTCGTCACTTACTTTACCGTCACCGTTTGAATCGGCAGGATGGAATAACGTTTCTTTCTTTTCTTCTGACATTTTAATTACCTATGTGTTAATAATAATAGGTATTTAGTAGAAGATTAACTCTCTAGATATTCGTAAACATCTTTCCAGTTTTTCATTAGAGGGAAGTCTTTGTTGTCCATGTTATAGGCATGTTCAATCAGTATACTGTCCAGACCTAATTTATCACCGACTTCTGCGTTCTCAACCTTGTCTTCAATCCAGACGAAGTTACTGTCACGGTAAGGTTCTAACGCCTCGTCCTTGTCAGCACCAGTGTCAAGACAAACAACTTTCTCAAACGCAGTCTCACCGAACAACTTCGCAAGGTTTTGTTCTCTCAACTTGGCGGCATGGGGGTCAAGACTTAGACTAGTGATCGCATGAAACACGTAACCATGTTCTTCATGCAGTTTGCGAACGTAGTGTATCGCATCACGCAACGGTGGTAGGAAACCGATCGAAGCGCTTTCGTTAAAGTGACGAACCATCTTCTTACTTTCGGCTCGTTCCATATCAAATATTTTATCAACGTTGTAGACATCAGGGTCTTTTACATCGTAACCCTTTTGTTCCATCCAAACTTTAAAGGCGTAACCCCAGTTCAGAAGGACACCGTCTACATCGGTCAAGATTATTCTTTCGTGGTCATTTCTCATTTGTTCTCCTTAGTTAACATATGTATTATATGCTATTGGGCAGGATTTGTCAAGTCTTTTTTACCAACCTTCTTGAAATATAGGAAATTTATTTTCATGATATAGACGAACCATTTCGACCTTATGGTCGCCTCCAGTGTAATGTAAGAATTTACATTTACCAGAATCAATCCAGTGTTGAGAATCTTTATAATGTATGGGGGTATCGTTCCATGATTGGTCTATAGACTCCAGATCAAAGTCGTGTTTCATTAACTGTGCAGATATGAATGGTTGATCGTTTCTTATACTACAGTGATGTTCTATGGTAAAACCAAATTCTTTGGGGTTTGCCCAAGGTTTCCAGTCATCGAACAGTTCCCTTGCTTTCAATCGTGCCTCTTTAGTCCAGACAACGACACCTGTATTTAAGATTGTGAGTTTTGAAGGGTGACTGCCTATTCCGTGAAGGGGGCCAGCAGGCATCATAGGACAATCATGCATAGAGAATTTTTCTACATATGTTCTAAATTCTTTATCCTTAAAGTCCCAAGCGTTATACCCACCGTTATCTTCAGTACGAATGTCGCTTTCCAAGACACCATAAATTTCAGCATCAGATACGTCAAAGATATTCTCTTTAGTGTTTACAACGATATCCGTGTCTGCAAACAGGACTTTATCAAACTGATCAAAGTACGGATCATAAACTACACGAAGACATTCAAAGAGTAATGGCGAAAAGTCAAACATCTTGTAATCACCGATAAAAACTTTCTCATCGGAATACATGTATTCGCAACCAATTTCTTCGGCATACATCTCGAAAGACTTACGAGAAATATCTGCCATTTCAAGGTAAAGTTCTTTACGATCTCTACCTTGCACTTCGCCTCTTTTATCTACAGACTCATCTGTTATTAGATACTGAAATATTATATTCTTGCTCATTATATGCTCTTTGGTCACTCTCAACGGCCTTCACTCTATGAAGTTTACCTTGTTTTGAGATTTGCTTATGTTTGTTTCGCTTTTTGTTTTGCGGATCGTGACGTGTATACTTTGCCATGACTATTCCGTTATAAGACCAACTTTATATGCGGTCTTACCATTCTCTTTAAGAGCAGTTAATACAGACTTACGATTCGAATCAGGGTCTACGTAGGACACATGTACCCAACCACTGTCAGGAATACCTACAGTATAGAACTCAAGGATCAACTGATCGAAACTTAGATTCTCACGAATCCATTCTGCGACTTCTGCATTGGGTACGCCTGGCACTTCGATATCGACTGCCTCGCCCTTACAGTGTTGACTTCTAGATGATCCACCGACCGCCTTGTTTAACTCAGGGCCACGGTAACCAGAGTTGATTACAGTTGGGCCGAAGTGTTCACGAACAGGTTGAACAACATAGTCGAACAACATCTGTGCAGCTTCTAGATGTTCTTCACTAGGATTGTTGTCCAGACCTAGACGGAGTGCCGTTTGTGATTTGGTAAATTCTGCTAACGTAAAGTTTTTTGATAGTCTCATTAGTTTATCTCTAACATTTCTTTGGTCATTATGTAATCACGTACAAAGTCAGATCTAACAATGTCTGCCCATGTAAACGTAATCACGCTAAACTTAGTCATATGTTCAATGATCTTCAGGAACTTACCAAACCCATTCTTATCCGACTCTTTGGTAAAGTCTGACTGGAGATAGTCTCCACAGAAAATGATTCTACAGTTCTGTCCAATCCTAGTGATAACAGAATCCAGTTCGTGGAATGTGAGGTTCTGCATCTCATCCACAATGATTACTGCATCATTGAACGTTGTCCCTCTTATATAGGACGTAGATAAGAACTCAATGGCATCTTGTTCAACTAACTTGTCATACGCCTTTGAGTCTTGAAATAGTTCGGTACAGATCGCACGGTATGGGCCACTATATGGTTCCATCTTTTCTTCCATTGAACCAGGCAAGAATCCAATCTCACGTGTAGGTACAATGGATCGTGTGATCACGACCTTTTCTAATTGATTGCCTTTATCCAGAACTTGTTCTAGTCCCAGATAAACGGCAGAGAATGTTTTACCTGTACCCGCTGAACCTGTCAGTACAAGATGGTTGTCTTCGTTCCACGCCTTGTAAACCTTCTCTTGGTTTTCGGTTAGTGGTTCGAATGTACGTAGATCATCTATTCTCAGTTTGAGAGGGGAAGTTTTATCTTTTCTCATGTGTTGACGGTATTATCTTTTCCAGCACCTTTCTTGATCGCTTTCATATGATCATTCCATTCTGACCCAGCGATTTGCCGAGCAGACTTGTTACCCGAAATAAGTTCGGGTGCATGAATGATGTTTTTTAGGTGTGGATTTTCTTCACGGAATGTATCCAGTTCGGATATCTTCATGAATTTATCGAACACTTCGCCAGTGTTCTCGTCTTTAAAAGTATATGTAGGCATAATATTCCATTCTTAATTAAGTAACGAAGTGGGGAACAAGTCCCCACTACGAGATACTTGATCACCTTCCTTATCGAGTAGAGGTACAATCCTCAATTGTTTGATTTAAGAAATTCTCTTTCACCATCAAGCGGTGTGCTTTTCCCATCTAGACCCTTTTTCTGCAGCCTTCGAATCTGGTGAGTGAGTTCTCTCTGGTCTTTCTTTAATCTTTCGATTTGGTTTCTCGACATAATACTCCTTATGATTATTATTATAGGAACTTAACTGGTTATTAATTTAGGAAATGCCTCCTGTACAAGTTTCTTGGTTAAAAATTTCACAGGAGATTTTTTCTCCACCATTGACAATACGAGTTCCGCATCTGAAGGATGAATTGATTCTAACATCTCAATGAACTTTCGTTCTCTTTTCCATGCGGGCATAGAATCCGCCACCGCACCTTTTACAAAGTAACCGAAGTCTCGGTGCTTTTTGTGCAGAGATGATGGGACAGATTCAGGTAAATTTGGGGTGTAAGGTGGACGACCTTTAGGTAGGTTAAATTCCAAAGCATCATCGAATGTGCCTCGGAGTATGTCCAATAGTGCATTTACATCAGAGTACTTCAACAGTACCTCTTTTCTTTTGGCTTTGTTAGTTGCTTTTTCAAACTCTTCGAGTATCTCGAAAACTTCTCGTTTATACATAGTTTACTTCTCATTCACAGTTATTTATAAAATGGGCGACTTTTAGTCTTCATAACAATATATAGTAATCTTCGCAAACTAAAGTCGCCCTCTCGTTAAATTACTTAGACGCTTTCTTAACGCCTGAAGTTGCTTTAACTTGTTTGGTGTATGTTACACCTCTGTAAGTTAGTTCGTAACTCATCGCATTTCTCCTATTCGGATTATACGATTCTTTTAACGCATGAACCAATGCGGATCATTAAAGCAGATCAATCTTGTAATTATTTATACAGATTCGATGTCCACGGCGCCAATAATATATGACCGAGAATCAACTTCTTCAAACCCTTTTTTGGAGAAGAACTCGTCAGGCCAGTCTTCAGAATCATACAACTCATCGAGAAGCTTCTTCTTCTTCCTCTGCGCCCATACCTTCGGTCTCGTAGTCGATACCGCAACCATCATACGACTCTTGAAACTCAACGTCTTCGAATGATTGAAACTCAAAGATCTCATCATCGTCCGCATAGGCCGCACCCTCTAACCACTCAACCTCTTCTTCGTTCTGTGGACGAATGATATACGATCCGTTTCTCATTGTCTCAGATACAGTTACAGAGACATAGTCCTTGTCTTCAAAAGATCCCTTAGCGAACACCAATTCCTCGATGAACGATTTTTTACTTGAGGCGAATACTAGGTACTCACCCCCAACTACAATACTCATAATTTTTTCACCCTTTCTTCATATTCCATAAAATCGACTTCATAAGGAACAAACACTTCTTGTCCTAATTCATATTGATCGTGCGAAGACTCTTCACACTTCACGATGTAACAAGAGTACGGAATCAACATCTCTTTGTGAACCGTTCCAAACTCATGCTTCTTCACAACCTCTCCGACCACGAACCGATCTTCACGTCCTTCCATCGGTTCAAAGTCAAAAGATTTTATTCTATCTCCCACTCGGGCAGTGTTTTCAAATTTCATCATAATTATGCCGCCTGTTTTAGGTCATCACGGATTGCCTTGACTTCAGCAACTCGGTCAGAAAGATCTTTGGTCTCAACGTTACAAACGTAAGGTTTGTCGTAAGAACCAACGTTGATGTCAATGTAATGCGAACGGTGGAAGTAATCAGTCATGATATCATCTTCGTTGAAGAAGTCATCACCTTCCATCGCAGATTTTAGTTCAGTCAGGAACGAAACAATCTCAGGATGTTTCTTGTAAGTATCTTCAATCCAATACTCATTGACATTGACGTAATCGTCTAACTGAACATAGTAATTAGGGTTGTGATATAACTCACGTTCGATCTGGTCGAGTCTCGCTTCGTTACTAGCACTCACGATATCTAGATCACTAGACTTGATATTAACAACAAGGGTTGAATGGTGACGAACAGCGATAGACGCTTTTAGCATTGTACTTTTTAAGGACTGCTTTGATCGCAGGGGTTAATGCTTTTTTCTTCTCTTGTGATACATAAGCCATAATTTTCTTCTCTCTCTCAATCAATTAGGTAACTATTATCTCATGCTGGGCATGTTTTGTCAAGCGTTTTCTTCAATTAATTACAAGTTTTTTGCAGAGAACCTTGGATACAATCGGAACGATGCCCGTTCTTCAAGAGTCTCTGAAAAGATCAATGGTTCTGGAAGCGAACGTTCATCTAACGCATTGAAGAACAACGCCATATCAACATCTTCTTCTAACCAGATATACTCTTCATTGAAGAACGAGTACTCCGAGATCTTGTCGGTGAAGTTTAGTTTCTCAGCCAAACGGACTGGAACTTTCAGGTAACTGTGTGACGGATCAGAAACATACGTCACGGCATTTTGGGGATTAGTAGCAAAACTCATTTTGACACCTCATCAATTAATTTCATCATATGGTAATCTTTCAAAAGAATGTCTCTAACACGTTCACGGTCAAGCGAATCTGCAGCCCACTCGAAGTGAGTCTTGGGACTGATAACTAGTTTAAGGTATTGCATGATCGCTTTCTCGACTTTATCAACAGTAAGGTCTTCGATAGGATAAAGTTCTGAATCATACGCATAAAAGGATAGGACATAGTTGCGGAACTTGACTAACTCAGGATTCGAACGCAACGCAATAAAATTAGTAATCATATTTTCTCTCTCAGTTCTCATAATCAATACAAGTATTATACGTCACTGGCCAGAGAATGTCAAGCGTTTTTATGAAATAATTACAACTTTTTTACATTCTTCGAATCTACGTTGACTAGTCTTGATACCGTAGAAGTCATCATGATTATCGACACTGATTGCCAACCAGAACAAGATGACAAATCTACCTATCACTCAAACCAACTAGGGACTTCACGGTTCGTCCACTTCGCCATGTACGCCTTTTCTTGGACGTAGTACTGACGGTATGCTTGAACAGGATCGTCCTTCTTACACGAATCTGGCATCGCCTGTGCGAACTCTGTGAGGGGTTCTACTTGGTCGATGTTCTTGGGAGAGAACCACAACTGACTACTCAGTTTCTCTTCGGTCATGTGAATCTTACCGTAACGTCTAGTGTACTCTTTGCACAATTCTTGGAAGTGTTTGTACAACCAACGGTAGTTGCCGTTAGACTTACGAGTCCATATGTTGGACGGATGGTTTACGTGGGACGCTTTGTACAAGAGTCGTTCTTCGGCCGCACCGTCTAGTTTCCATCGTTTGATCTTACGACCGTTCTTGGTCTTGTCATAGTACTCAGTACCATCCAACACACGATGTGCGGTAGACATCAATTGGGCGTACTCTACGATCATTTTTACGACATGTTTGTCACACATCATCTGTGCTGCTTTCACTGGATCATTATCTAGGTGGAATATATTCATTTTAAATCACTGTATACCAATCGTCTAAATTCATCAATTACAAAGGCATGGTTCGCCTGATAGGTGAAGTGTTTCAACTCCTTATCAAATACGTCATCGCCTTTGGGGTTGGTTCCCTCGTAGGAATGTTTTACAAATCCCTCGGTGTCATCAATCTCCGTGCATGTCAAAACATATCCTTCATGGATATCGATAATCTCCCACCGTTGAAATCGTGAGAGATATTGTTCCCTTGACACTTTCTTTTTTGCCATTAATAGTTCCCTTCTCGGATTGCTTGCATTACTTCGAATACTTGAGCAGAGTCAAATCCTTGAGTCTGTAGAGATGCCTGTAACCCAGACCAATCTGGATGTTGTGGCATGTGGATAAACTGATGCGCCAAGTTTGCGACTAATTGTGGTGATATCTCAAACATTATCAATACCTCGTTTATTTATACTCCAAAGTCCCCATCCCATGATCAACATACCAATCAGTAGTTTGACCAGAAGGGGCCAGAATGGTTGGGGTTGTCCCATCCCAATCATGATGTCATCGTGTCCGATTGCTCCGAACAGAATAAAGAAACCTATTGCGACTCTAAACATATCTAAACCTCGTATGGATATAAGTGATATTTATAAAAACTTTGATCTTCCGCCCACTCTCGAGCGTCTTCTTCGGTAGCGAATGATTGTTTCCACATCTCTTGTTCTTTAGTCTCAGATTCAATCACAACATACCATATCACATCTTTCACGTTTTACTCTCCAAATAATCTCTAGTAGATATTAATTCTTCTAACACTTCAGGGTACTTCATCGCCATAGAACGAAGCATGGAGTCGTAATATCCTTCACGGAAGGCATAGGAATCGTTTTGTTTCTCAAGAAGGTCACGAACGTCATTCATAATATCATTAACAGTCATAGGAATCTCTCATCAATTAAGTAAACATTATAGTACATTGGGCAGGAAATGTCAAGCGGAAAGTTCAATCTCTTCCGCTATCTCATTGAACAGTTTAAAGTACAAATCATAGGTATCACGTACTGGATTGAGGCGCATGTAAGTATCAGCGTCAACAAAGTTCCAGTTGATATCGTTATTAGGGAAACGATTCTCTGGATCTGCAATCGCTTCAAGCATGTAGGATTCGATAACACGTTTTAAATCTTGCATAATATATCTCTCTCAGTTATTTAGTTTCGACCCACTTGGAATCAATCCAAGCGTCAGCAATCATATCTATCTCGTCACGATGGTAAATAGCATCAGAGATCTTGGCGAATTTCTTATCATCGATAAGTGAATTATCTTTCAGGGATTTCAGGAAGTAAACATACATAACTTTTTCTCTCTCAGTTCTCATAATCAATACAAGTATTATACGGTACTGGGCAAAGAAAGTCAAGCGTTTTTTTAAATTATTTTACGATCTATTATGCCAAGGTTCCGACTTTCGGGTCGGTTCTTTCTTCAGGTCAGCGGGTAGGTGTTTGCCGTGAATCTTACATCCGATAAAGGCATTGTAGTAGTCATCACGCAATAGAACATCGTGATCGAATTGATACTTGGTTTCGAAGTAAGAACACTCACCTTTGGTACGACACAATCTAAGTATCTTACGACTAAAGGATGCTTCTCCTCGTTCGATTAGTAGTTTGACTTCTGCCGATGATCCGTAATACTTCATCCAGTCAGATTGGACTCTTGTTCGTTTACGTCTCTTTCTTGCTTTTGTAACAGGCAGAACTTTGGGTTTCCAGAAGAACTTCTTACCGATATACTTCATACCAGTAGTTTCTTCGGTCAATAGGTAAACGAATCCTTGATAGTCTTCTAAAAAGGATTCGTCTGGTGTAAATTCTTTGTCTTCATAATACCAAGTCATACAGGTATATATTATTCTTGTAAGTCTTCAGCCTCAACTGGTGACCCACACATAGGACAGAATTGCGGAGTCTCTCCAGACTCCGTTTCTTCTGATACCACGGTTATACAATCACATACTCCGCAGACTAATTCAAACATCAAGCAACCTCGGTCTCAAACATTTCGTCCCAACCCCATTCGCCTTCCATACCATTTACTGAATACTCAGTCACTCGCTTCTCAAAGAAGTTATCGTGTGAAGCACCATTCAGTACCCAGTCTAACCACGGTAGTGGATTGTCCTTAACACCGAACTTAGGTTTCATACCTAGTTGTAACAAACGTCTGTCTGCGATATGTCGGATGTATTGTTTCACATCTGTCTCTGACAGTCCTTCGATGTCTCCAGACTTATATGCAAGTTTGATGAATCGATCTTCTAACTTAACAGCGTTCTTTGCCATCTCATAGATCTTTGACTTCAGTTCATCGTTTACGATACGAGGATGTTCCTCACAGAACTCACGGAACAACTTAGAGTTGCCCTGTACGTGCATGGTCTCGTCTCGGATTGACCACTCAACAATTGTACCCATACCTTTCATCTTACCGAAACGTTGGAAGTTCAACAACATTACAAATGATGCGAACAATGACATACCTTCGTTGAACACAGATTGTGCCAGTACAAGTGCAAGTCCAGTATGAGAATGAATGTCACCCTCTTTCATGAAGTCGATCTTATCTGCCATCTCCTTGTACTCAAGGAACGCATGGTGTTCTTCGTCAGGTAAACCCAGAGTGTCGTTCAACAATGCATAGGCACGTTGGTGTACACCTTCTCGGTTTGCGAACGATGATAACATGTTACGGATCTCGTTGTTCTTGAACTTAGGGATCAGTAACTCGTGGTAGTTCTCCCCTACCTGTACGTCCGACTGCGTGAACAATCGTAGTACTTGAGTAATGAACTCTTTCTCTTGTTCAGAGAGTTTTGTTCTCCAGTCTTGGATATCTTCCGAGAGTTCTGCCTCGTCTTCTACCCAGTGAATCTCTTCGTGCTTTCTTAGTCAGTTCTACTGCCCAAGGAAACATGAATGGTTTATATGTTTTGCTAAATTCTAATAGTGCCATTTAACCCTCGCAAGCTCGGCATTCGTCATCGCCTTCTGAGTCGATAACGGTTTTGTTTAAGAAATTTTGTAACTCGTCCCATCCACCTACGTATTGTCCTTCTATGTAGATTTGCGGAACGGTCTTGACCTTTCGTCCTGTCACCTCAGCTGCGGTCTTACCAATATCAGCAAGATCGATGTAGTCATACTGCACTCCCCGAAGTTTCAACTCGTCCTTTGCCATCTGACAATAAGGACAGTTCTTCTTACCATAAACGATAGTACGTGTGTCCTCAGATAGGGCAACTCGTTCTACTTTTTCGGATACGTTCTCGGCACGTTGTTTTGCTTCGGTACGTAAATAGTAAAGACCTTTCAGTCCCTTGTCCCATGCACTATAATGCACTCTACTTACGTAAGACTTCTCTGCACCAGCAGGGAAGAATAGGTTAACACTCTGACCTTGACAGATGAATGGTTGACGTTCAGATGCGTGAGTTACAACCCACATCTGATCCAACTCTTGGGCAGTCTTGAAGATTGCCTTCTCACCCTCAGTCAAGAATGGTAAGTGTTGTACAGAACCTTTGTTAGTAATGATTGAAGTCCAGTTCGATTCATTGTTCTCACCTTTCTCATTAAGTAACTTGGTTAAGTACTTGTTCTTAACTAGAAACGATCCCGCTCTAGTTCTGTGTGTATATGCGTTCGCCTTCAACGGTTCAATAGATGGACTCGTTGATAGGATTACTCCACTGGAGGCGTTCGGTGCAATTGCCATAAGGTGTGAATTTCTTTTGCCTGATCCTTCACCGTCTGGATATTCTCCTCGTTCTTGTGCGAGTCGTTCTGTCTCCTCATGCGCCCGAGAGTTAACTGTTTCGAATACAACTTTGTTGATCTCTCGTGCGGTCTCTGACTCCCATGCTACACCGTGTTTCTGTAGTAGACTGTGGAAACCCATTGCACCAAGACCAATACTTCTCTCCCTTGCGGCTGAATACTTTGCTCTTTCAATTGTATTAGGCGCATTGTCAATGAAGTACTCAAGAACATTATCAAGCATACGTACAAGATCTTGTACAATTGTGGTGTCTTTCCACTCATCATAATACTCCAGATTTAAAGAAGACAGGCAACATACGGCAGTACGTTCTGCATCTGTGGGAAGGTGTATCTCGTTACATAGGTTAGATCCATGAATCTTCAATCCTTTATCTTTCAGTGGTTGTGGTAGATCTGCATTCGCAGTATCAATAAAGTTCAGGTAAGGTTCACCTGTACGGAATCGTGTCTCTAGGATACGTTCCCATAGTTTACGAGCATCGACTGTGTCTTTGACACCGTTGTCCTTTGGATCACGAAGATCAAAAGAA